TACACCAGATGAACCATTGTCATAAGTAGCATTCAAACTACCTGCACTATCTGGTGATTCAACACGTACTGGATCATGGTAGTGAATACCTGCAGCAGCAATCGTATCAACGTACTCTTTTGTTGCAAGTTGGCAAGCCTGGGTAGGATTACCTGTTACACATACTGATCCAAAACAAACGTTGTCTGATGTACCAACAGACTGTCCAATAGAAATGTTACCAGTTGTGTAAGTAACACCTGTACCACCTGTTAGGTGACTATCAACTCTAGCTGTTGTGAAGTACTGATTTGTACCTTCTGCTAGATCATCTGTGTCATGATTAGAAAGAGAGGAGACAGTACCAGTTACATCACCTGTCAGGTTACCTGTAAAAGTACCATATAGGTTTGTAGCACAAACACTTGATACGTTGTAGATACACTCAGAGTCACCATCTAGAGGGCCACCTAGCTGTGGTGTAGTATCTTCTGCAATTTGAGTAAGAGCATCACCAAGTGTAAATGCTGCAGAAGACCAGATAGATCCTGTGTAAACTTTAAGAGCATTATCTGTAGTATTCCAGTATAATGCACCAGTTAATAGAGCATCACCATCGTTGTCTACTGATGGGTCTGATGATTTATTGCCAAGGTATCTGTCGTCAAAGCTATCATAAGATGCAGCAGCATTTGTTTCTGAGGTTGCAGCAGCAGTAGCTGAGTTACTTGCATTAGTCTCTGAAGTAGCTGAAGCAGTTTGACTTGCTAGTGCACATGCAGCAGAAGTACAGGCTGCAGTAGCTGATTGTAAGATACCATCTACATAACACTTATTTGTGAGGTCACATGCATTGGCAGGTGTGTAGCAAGAAATAATAGGACAAGTAGTTTCTACATTTCCTGTGAATGTACCACCTGACAAAGGCATTGCTGTGGCAACACAAGTGTCTGTGTAGTTTTTAGTACTTGCATCTTGAGCAGCAGTTGGATCACCTAGACCTGTAATCTTAGATGTACCCATTGCAATGGCACCAGACATTGTGCCACCAGTCAAGCTCAGTTTAAGAGCATCCTGAGTATCTACGTAACCCTTACGAGTCAATGTATCATCTGTAGCAGGTGTGGCTGTAGATGTGGCTTTATTAGCACCAAGGGTAATATCCCCTGACATAGTGCCACCTGCACATGCTAGTTTTGTACCTAAACAAGTTGTAAGAGATGTGTAGAAGTCTGCATCATTGTTGATAGCATCAGCTAGTTCACTCAGAGTATCAAGAGCACCAGGAGCACCACCAATCAGGTTACTGATTTGTTGGTCCACATAACACTTAGTGCTTGCATCTCCATCAAGGGTTGGTGTTCCAAGAGAGGTAATCTTAGCAGAACCCATATCAAGTCCTGCAGTACCTGTCATGTTAATATCACAGAAAGAAGAGGTACCTGTTGATGTTACATCACCAGTTAAGTCACCTGTTACGTTTCCTGTAACATTACCTGTGACATCACCAGTCAGATCACCAGTAACATCTCCTGTCACATTTCCTGTAACGTTACCTGTTAGATTTCCTGTGACATCTCCTGTAACGTCACCAGTGATATTACCTGTGACGTTGCCAGTTACGTTACCTGCTACATTACCTGTGATGTCACCCACAAAGCAGGTATTGGCTGTAACTGTTGTACCTGTTATAGCACCTGGTGTAGCACCACCAATAGTAGTACCATCAACAGTACCCCCATTGATATCGACTGTAGCAAAAGTACCCTGTCCTGTCGTACTAAGTGTAGTAAAGCTACCTGCAACAGGAGTAGTGGCACCAATAACAGTATTGTCAATATTACCTGCATTAATATCTACTGTACTAAGAGTTGATGTTCCTGTGGCTTTTAGGTTAGGTGCACAGACTGTATCAGAGAAAGTAGAAACACCTGTTACTCCAAGAGTACCAGATAAGGTTGTATTACCTGTTACACCAAGTGTACCACCAACAGTTGCGTTACTAGATGCATCCATTGTGGTAAAGTCAGCAGCAGCAGGAGTCGTAGCACCAATAGTAGTACCATCAATAGTACCACCATTAATGTCTGCTGTGTCAGCTACAAGGCTGTCAATGTTTGCTGTACCATCAATGTATAGGTCTTGCCACTCTGAAGTAGAAGAACCTAGGTCATATGTGCCATCTGCAGAAGGGATAAGATCTGAGGCAACATCAGCATTTACTGTAACAGTATCACTATCGTCACTACCAAGAGTAGTATTCCCATTAACGGTAAGGTTACCCGTAATAGTAGCATTTTCATGCACCGCAAGAGTGTCAATATAACCCACACCATCAATGTAAAGATCTTTAAACTCAGCACTCGCAGAACCCAGATCAATATCTTCATCAGTGACAGGAACAATAGCTCCATCTTGTATCCTTATCTGTTCTACTGCAGCACTGCCAACATTTGTAAAGAAGTTGATCCTGTTATTGGCAGTATCAATTACTACTTTAGTAAAGTTGTTTGTGTCTGAGATCGTTGGGATATAAGCACCTTCAGCAGAAGATCCATCGTGCTTGTGTCCTGTTGCCTCATTAAAGGCTGCTAGTATCTGCTGAAATTCGTTGTTGACTGGTTCAGCTTTGATAACCTGACCAGAAACAATATCCGCAGCACTCTGTCTTGTATAACCTGCCATTTAAAGTCTATCCCCCACTCCAAACGTCACAACAATACCTTGAATACTGTGTGAAGCATTAGTGTCATTTGTAACGTATCTAAAAGATACTGATTTTCCTGAACCTGAAACATTTACCCTTTGAACTGGTGATGGGTTACCACTCCAAATTGTAGCACTGTCATTATAAATTGCTTCGTTGTAATAAGCTGCCGCACCCTCAGTACTTAGTGTAAAGTTAGTGGGGTTTAAAATAGTGTTGTCATCATAATCATAAATAACTGACATAATGATTTCACTGTCACCCTCTGATCTGAGGTACGTAGCTACAGTGTGTATAATCTTACGTTGCTCTGGGTCTTGCATATGAAGAAAAGGAGTTTGGTATAAGCTTACAATGCTATCCCCACCAAAACTATTTCCTGATTCTTGTCTGTATACTTTCCCTGTAGTATCACCATGAATCACATATTCTTCTTTATCAATATATCCACTATCTGCACAGGTAGCTTCAATACCAATCATCTGACCAAACTCAAAACCAATACCACCTTGTTGACCTAGACGTAAACCACCAAGAAGTGCATTTCCGTCTTCTACGTTGTAGAACAACCTAAACTGAGATTTTTTTCTAATGATAACAGAGGATACTGCATCAAGGTCATTAGTCAAAACAACGTCAGACATAAAAGACTGAATATTTTTAGTTAATGTTTCAAGTTGAACGTCACCAATCTTGTCTGTACCTGAGATAGGTCTTAAACCATCCTGTGATAAAAAGATTAGGTCACCACCAATTTCAATAACACTATCTGTAGCTAGACAACCAAGGTCATCTGTTACGTGTTGTACCTGCCAGTCTGAAATATTGTTACCAACAAGCCTTTTAATATTGTTAGTACCAAATATAAATAGTGAATCACGAAATGGTTTGATTGCTACAATAGGGAATCCTACGTTGATAACTCCTGCACCATCTGCAGGTGACCACTTAGTTTCATCATTGGGTGCACTAAAGTATAGATTTTGATCCTCTGCAGGATCTCCTGCCAACCACATATGGTTCTTAAAGACTGCAGCAAACTTAGGATCTGTAGGAGCCTCAGTAGCTGTTATCTGTGTGTAAGTTGTACCATCGTAGGTAGCAGCAGGGTTTACACCATCTGTCAGAATAACCTTTGGAGTACCCCAGTTGAACTTTGTAAACCTTACTTTTATCACACCTGTCATTGTAGGTGAGCCAGAAGTAGTTACTGCAACCCAAGCCTCTGTAGCATTGTCCCAGTAATAAAGATAGTTGCTACCACTGTTGGGTTCACGAGCAGCTAGGATACCATCGTTGATACCATTTACGACTGCTACCCCTAAGACCTTCTTTGCACTGTTACCTGGAACTACACCATAATCGTTGCTGTAACCACTTACACGTCTGTAACCACCTTCAATAGCAGGTTCGTAGTTCAACAAAGATATAGCAGATCCGGGCTGTAGCTCACCTTGTGACAGAACATCTCTGTTTAGGTTTAAGCCACCCTGTGCAAATACTTTAAAAGAGCCTAAGTTGTCTGCCATTAGCTTACTCTACTCAAACCTACATTAGCTCTTTCAACTACTGTTGATCTTATTCTTAGAGGTTCATCTACAAGTATTCTTCTCATAGATTTAATACCTTCTTGGAAAACACCTTGATGTACTGCAGCACTCTGCTCATTAGATCTAAACCGCATCATGTACATCATAGCACCATCAATAATTACGTGTTTAAATCTGTCAGGAATAACTGTTACATCATCGTAAGTAACTAGGTCTGAAGGAAATGACCAGTAAATATACTCAACCTCGTATGCTGCATCAGGAATAGGTGTTACTCCAAACTTCTCTTCGTTTGTTTGATAGACAAGAGTAGGAGCAGAGATACCTGTTTGATCTCCTGTGTCATCTCCTTGACGATACTTTTGGACGTACTCATCATAAGAAATAACTTTCATAGCTGTAGGAATATTAGTCCCACCTGAAAGCTGTTTAATATAGAAAGTTTGCCAGTCTGCTCTAGAAAAGTCAGAGGGAAAGTCGTACTCTCTTGTACCTGCAGTTAATGTCTGAGTGTACGTAGTCTTAAGAAAAGGCCACTCTTGGCCTGTCTGTAAGATATTTCTAATGGAGTTATTTACAGCTTGTTTAGCTAGTGCTTGTACGTTACGTACATCATCAAACCCACTACCTGCAGTAGAAAGGGTAACCTCATTAAGTCTAGTGAGTAGTTCATTAACAAGTGTAACGTAGGTTGCCATCTTACATCTTTCTTGGTTCTATCTCTGTCTTACGGTGTGCACGTTTAACATCATCAAAAGTTTTTACTACGTGGCACTCAATGTGAGTATATCCGTTATCAAGAGCAAACTTGTATCTGTTGTTTCCTATCAGACATCTGTACTTCTCTTCTATGTTCTCTGGTACAGGTCTACGTTCAAAACGTCTTATGTCTGTTTGTTTAAAGTCTTTGTCTAAGCAAACCAAGATAGGATGTATCATCCCTTTTGTTTCTAGACTTTTCTTTAGTGTAGCATCAAAGGCAGGATCGTGTCTGTTATCACTAACTGAGTTTATATTATCTAGAGGAAGGATAACTGTCTCAAACAGTTTTTGGGAGCACTTTAAAATTCGTTTCAAATCTTTTTATCTCTACGTCTAGGACTTCAAAGTATTTCTTGAAGAGGTCTATCCACCATTCCCCAGTCTCTACAATCTTGTGTGCGTTACTACCATCTGAAAGAATAGTAATAGCTTCTTTTGTAGAAATATTAAAGAACCCACCCTTCTTCACCAAAATCTGTAAGTGTTTCATTACGTTATCTAGGTAGTCTGGTTCAACGTGCTCCATTACGTCACAACAAACTACAAAGTCAACAGGGTGGGGTGGATGGTCTTTACCTCTGATTCCAGGGTCATACTCATAAACAAAGTAGTCTGGTTTCTTTTTGTTCATATAGACTTTGAATTTACCATTAGCACATCCATAGTCCAAAATACTTTTAACATCTAAGCTCTTCAAAAAACCTTCGTATCTAGGAAGCTTGTCTATACTGTGTCCACCTCCCCACTGTTTCTTAGTGAGGTCATGTGTTTCAGCTAGGACTATTTTGTATTCAGAAGAAACTAGATTCATGTGAGTAAGAGGGCCACTCTCATGGCCCCCTCCTTTATTTTACTATGCCAAGTTGTACTTAGCTGTGACCAATGCTTCTGGTCTTAGGATTTTTCTGCCGTACAAGTGCATACCACGCACGATGTCAGCAAAAGAATCTGGGTCACGGTATGTTTCAGTCTTGTTGATCTGCTCTGCAGTAGCAACGGCTGAATCATGACCTGCAACGATAACACCGTAGTTAGTGTTTTGGTTAGCTGTACCTGTTGTAGCAGCACCAGTACCAACAGAAGGTAGGTTTGAAGAAGAGTAAACTCTGAAACCATTCCAGTTGTTGATGACTAGACCGTTACGTAGGCCACCTGAAGCACCCCACTCAGATTGTAGGAAACGTGAATCTTCGTCCATCAAGATTTCCATCATGACAGGGTCAATTACGATCCAACGACCATCTTTGTCAACTTGTTGTTGATCAAGTAGACGACCCATACGAGCAACCAACATTGTTGGTGAAACGTAATCTGTTGGTAGTGCAGTTGCACCTGGCAAACGTGCTGCAACAGGGATCGAATGGTCATCAGCACCTGAAGTAGTGATGTTACCAAAGTCACCTTTGTTTAGCTTGTTTGCTGAAAGCAATTCGTCAGAACCTGCTGTCGAGTTTGCTTTTGTGCCGTTAACTGTTGTGTTAACAGTGTCAGCATTGCTGTGCAATGAAGACTGTGAATAACCTGACAAGTAACCTAGAACTTCTTGGTCATGCTGATCAGCAAGACGATAAGCTGCACGGTTGGTAGCAAGGTTCATAAAATCGATGTGGCTATGTGCCTCTTCGATATCGTCCATCTTGAAAGCAAAATAGTTAGCTTTATCAATGACTAACGAGAAATCGTCATCACTAAGATCTTGCGCTGCGATGGTGGTGCCACGAGTGTATGCAGAGACTGAAATCTCAGGCTCCTTCATAATTTTCACTGTATCACCTTGGTTTGCGATCTCCCCGAAATATTCGGAGTTCGTGATGTCACCTACAACTGTGCTCTTCCTGAACGCAAGCTGCACTTTTTTCGAGTAGATGACTGGGGAAAAGTTCCCATTTGGCAGGTTGGTATAACCTGAAGCGGATGCAAAAGCCATAGTTAAATCCTCCATGATATTTGGCTTTAAGAGAAAGCTAAACACCTTTAAAGAGGCTGTTACTTTTCTAGGGTGCAGAAAGGCAATCAGTTGCGCAACCGAGTACCTACTGGGCCTATACTTGAACAGGTGGTTCTTTGTAGTTTAGACTTTTATGAAAAAGTATCTATAGAGGTAGTCCCTAAGGGAGGCTCTATATTAGATACGTGTAGTTATATTGAACACTTCTTAAGTGTCAATAGTTTATCTGGCTGCACCAGACATGTCGTAGACAAATTTACCAGAAGCCATAGCTGCTTGAATTTCGTCTTGACGAGCCTCAAACTCCTTAGCTGACATCTTGGCTACATCAGACTCTTTGATCTGGCCTGATACACCCTTTGCATCAATAGAAGTACGAGTTCCTTTGGTAACAGTAGATGCTGCAGCTTTACGAGTATTTCTTTTAGCTGCAGGGGTCATACCGTTATCAACTTTGTAAAGATCAATCACACGAATAACAGATGCAGGATCATCCATGTTTTCGTACAGAGCATCCTTAACCCATTTAGGTTGTGCTTCTGCCCAATCATGGAATTCTTCTGATTGTCTTAATTCATCAAAGTCATCGTGAGACTTACGAATAACATTTTCTGCTTTCATTCGTAGTGCTTCATTATGAGCTTCATCTAATTCTTTTAGACGTTCTTCTGCTTTACTGAACATCTCTTTTGCTTTCTTAGAAGCAATCTTTTCAACAATACCTGCTACATCTGGGTATTGTTTTGCCCAAGCCTCAATGTCTTCATCAGACTTAGGGGCAACTACTGCATCAGTAGCTTTACGTTTCTCAAGAGATTCAAGACGGTCATTCCATTCTTTCTCTTTCTCTTGCATATGTCTACGTAAGTCACCATAACGTTTCTTGAAAGACTTTTCTTCAGCACTCAAGCTTGAGTCATCTTCTTGTGTTTCGACTTCCGTGGTATCTTCTTTTTCTTGTTCTGTATTACTTGTGGCTTGTACCTTGGTGTCCTCAGTATCCGTGCCACTGGGTTCACTTTTCTCAACATACTCTTCACCACGAGCTTCAGCTTCTAGACGAGCAATCTCTGCCTCTTCTTCTTCCATACGTTTTTTACGTTGTACATGGTTAAACCCACGATCTACAAATCCTGCATTCTTAGGGGTTGCTTTAACTGCTACATTCATATCATTTTCCTTATGTTGGGGCCAGGGTTGATTCCCTGGGTAGCCTTATAGTTATATTGGATTATTTCTTTTTCTTGTTGGACATTAAGCCACCTTCGGCAGCAGCATCTCTCCAGTCAGGGTTTGATGCACTGCCAAAGAATCCACCAGACCAACCTGAAGCTTCTTGAATAGCTTTAGTTGCAGCTTTACTTGCCTCTGATTGTGCTTTAATTGCATCAGACCATGCTTTAGGATCATCAGTACTTGTAGACTGTACTGCTTGAGTTGCTGATACCCAATCATCAGTAGCAGATTTAGCTGCTGCAGTCTTTTCTGCTTGTGTCTTAGGAGTAGAAGACGTAGTTCTCCCCATAGCCTCTTCCGCTGCTGTTTGATTATCAGCAGCACTAGTATCTTGGATTGATGGTATAACGGCAGTTTGATCTCTACGTGCTCCACCAAATGAATCTTTTAATCCTGGCCCTTGCACACCTGCTTTACCATCAAAGCCTAGTAAGTCACCTAACCAAGTATCTCCAAAGTCTTTACCTTTTTTGTTAGTAGTGCCTAGCTTTTCGTTTTGGTCTGATCTATCAATTAAATTGTCAAAGAGGCTCTTCTCACCACCAAAGATACTTCCTTTACGTTTATCTTCGTATTCTTTGTCAGATATAAGTTTTCTATCTCTAGCAACTTCTAACATGTTGTTATAGTTGGCAGCTAGTTGAGATCCAACTAAGGCACCTACTGGAAGACCCATTGTGTAGGCTAGGGTTGAACCTGTTCGACCAACAATATTCATTCCCTCTAGAGCAACTTTAAGTTCGTCGTTTGTCATGTCAGCAACGTTCTTAGGTGGTGTTGTGCCAGTTTTAGTAATAAATTGTCTGTAGTCTGTTTTGTCGTTAGAGCTACCTGTTGTATCAGTAGTCTCATCACTTGTTGTAGTAGTATCGTCTGTTTCAACACTTGGTCCTTGCTCTAACAAGGCAGCATCTTTTTGTTCTTTGGTCAACCAACCTTCTTCAATCTTATCAAGGTATAGTTGGTAATCTCTCATCATAACAAAGGATAAAACTTGGTTATCTTTAAAGAGTTCAACTACCTGCCCTTCTTGGAATGGTGTATCTCTTACATCATCTCCAAAGCCAGTTGGTAGGCTGCCATCATTTGTATAAGGGCCAAAGAGTGAGAATCCTAAACCACCACCAGTAAGAGGTTTTGATTGAACAGCAGAAAGATCTCCACCGTCATCAAACCCAAGAACAGTACCACCTTTGTTCATCATCTGTGGTTGTTGTATTGAAGTATTTCCTACAGCTTGGGGAGGTGGTTGCATGTTAGGATTAACAGAAGGAACCATACCACCTGTATTCATCTCCATAGCAAGTTCTCTTAGTGCAGACATCTCTTGATCTGTGATGGGTGCTTCATTAGCCTGTGGCCCACCTTCAGGTACAGGCTCCCCACCGATACGTCCATTAGATTCCATTTCTGCTAGACCACGTTTAGCTTCCATACGTAAGTCCTCAAAGAACTTTACACCGTAGAATCGAACAACGTCAGCAGGAACAACGTATTCACCTTCAGATAGTTGTGCAGGAATGTCATCTCTTACTTCTTCAGCTAAGGAGCCATTAGGTATTTCGTTACCTGACACTGGGTCTACTTCTAACCCATCGTCCGTCAGGCCACCGTCATTCATAAATGCCATTTCCATTTGTCTTTGCATGACTGCACCACCTTCGTTAAATGTTCTTACTCGAGAGTAGACTGGATGTTCTTTACCACGAACAGAGATAGTACCTACTTGTGGCCCAAGCTCTATTTCACCAACAACAGTTGGTCTAAGTCTTGGCTCTGTCTTAGAGTTAGGATACTTCTTTAGATTAACACCTTTAGAAAAGTCTGTTTCAATCGTGTAATAATGCTTACCTTTATTTTCAACAGAGATAAGGGTTGCAATGTCTTCCATGCCCTCAGGAGCATTTGTCCACTTCCAACCTGCTTTCTTTTTAAACAGGTTTGTTTTGATCTGTGTCTTACCTTTACCAGTAGATCCCACTGATTCAACATCATCATTAGAAACTTTGAATGATGGTTTACCGTCAGGAGATATCTTGAGAGTAGCAGCAGAAACATTTCTACCTGAGATAACTTCACCTGTGGCAGGGTTTAGATAGTCACCACCTTTTGGTCTAGCATCCTCAGGAAACATTCTTTCTGGTTTTGGAAACACAGAAATCATTTCTTGATCATATTTGGCAGGTCTTGGTGTAGTTGGAATTTGACCGTACTTATAAGAACCACCGTCAGGCATGTTAAACTCAATATCAGTAGGATCCATTTTTTTAGTAATTCTAGGGTTGTTAATCTTAACACCAGACTCTGCTAATTTTTGTTTTAACTGTTTATTTGTTAAGTATCCTTTAGCCCAGTCATCAACAGTATCTTCTAGTTTTACAATATCATCGTAGTCGTATACGTCACCATCTACAGTTTTAATTATGTCAGATACTTTATCTGCACCTTTACGTATAAGTGTTCTTGCTACCCCTTTTACAGGGCCAAGACCCAATAAGTCAGGTGCTACAGACATAGCTATATTAGATAAACTAGGGTCTTCTACGATATCTCCAACAGTTCCTACTGGGGAGGCTTCAAGACCTAGCTCTGCCATTTGGACACTCGTTGGCCTTTCTTTTCTGTAGTCACCTGTCAGTGGGCTAGTAATAAAGTCTAAAGCTTTAGAGGCAAAACCACCTTCGTCAAACCCTGAAGTTAATCTATTGTTTCCCTGCATTGGATTATAGGCTTGGTTTTCAAAAGCATTAAAGTCAAACTGTTTAGCTTGCTCATCTATAAACTTGTTAAAGTCTGGATTAACTTTTGCTAGTTCTTTGGTAAAATTGTAATCAATATTGTCGTACTGTATTCTTCTTATCCCAAGGATATGAGACTTATCAAAAGCTTTCATGCTTATAGCAGCATCTTGACCTTGCTCACCACCTAGAACACCTATGAAGTTACTACCAGGTTTGTTGACATCAAGACGATCTCCTGCATAGAAAGTTGCATGGTCACCAAGGCCGTTTCGTTTACCTCTTGTTGGGTCTAGTGTTAATCTTCCATTGGGTAGTTTTGGAAAATCAAAGATAACGATGTCACCTTCTTGAATGTCTTCTATATCAACAGGAGTACCATACTTCATGTAAGCATTAGCTCTTGTTCTATTGTACTCATTCCCTTTATCATCTAAAGGATCAGCACCAATGCTGTCTAACATGTCAGAAATAAAGGTTGTACAGTAGTAGAATGCGTCTAGGTCACCATTAAACTCTTTACCTAGAACTCTTGAGGCCATACCTTCAATAGCTTTACGACCTTCAGGAGTAGCCTTGCTAATTTTTACTTTAAAGTCTTCGTCTGCGTCACCTATCAAACCCTTGTCTATAGCTTTTTGAACAGGGCTTTGAGGTGTAACAGGTGGAGGGTTGTCTACGTAGTCTTCAGCTTTATCCAAAATTTCTTCAGTAAGACCAGTCTTCATAACCTCTGTAGGGGAAGTAGGGTTTGCTTCTGGTTCAAGCATTCTTTCTGTTTCACCTGAAACAGCAAACCCCTCTGGTCTTAACATAGGTTTTGGTGATCTGTCTCTTCTAGCCATTCACTTGATCCCTTAACGTCTTCAATCTACGTAGGGCATGAGCTTGCCCCTGTAAACGATACAGTACTTCTGGTGTGGCTGCTTGTTCCATTTGAACATGCACTTGTGTAATTCGAGCATCTAGTTCTTCAACAAATGATACCCAAATGTCTTTATTATTTACGAGTAGTTTTAAGCTCATGCTTGGGCTTGTCCTGTGTTACCTGAGAAACCCTGCTCCCCTGGTTGAGGTGCTGTTCCTGTACCCATGTTTCCACCACCAGAACCTTGGGTGTCTTGGACTTGAACACCTGCAGGTGCTCCCTGCTGTGGATTAGGTGGAGCTTTAACACCTTGTTGCGGTGCATTAGGGTCTACTTCAGGTGGGTTCTCTGCTTGGAATTTCTTTAGGATTTCAGCTTGTACTGCTGCATCCGACAAAGAGTTTGTAAGTTTATCAGGATCAAGATCCATAGACTTAGCAATCTCTCTGATAATATAATCCATTTTAGCAAAGGGTGCAAGTACAGGATTCTGTACCACACCAAGAAATTGCATCAAGCGTTGGCTACGTACTTCATTAGCCATTAAGGATTCAGTACCTTCAGCTTTAACTTCTAGATCACCCTTAATCTCAGGATCGTAGTCAAACTGCATGTTAAAGCTAAAGAATGCTTTGGCTAGTGGACCTAGTAGATAATCGTCAATGTTCTTAACTACTGTACGGATAGAGCCGTTGGCAGCAGACATAAGCATGGTAATACCAGAAGCAGTACGGCCCACACCCTGTACCCCTGTTTGACCATGTGCGAAAGATGGAAAGCCAGTTGACTCATCTGCTAATACCCTTGCCTTATCAAACATCTGCATGTTTTCTTGAGAAACGTTTTTAAATGATGTACCAAAGATAGATTGTCCAGGTGCTCCCCCCATTCTACGGAAGACCTTGCCAGGGTAGATAGAAAGATCTTGCCCAGGGGCTAGGTTTGTTTCATCAATCTCAATAAGAAGGTTACCCGAAAGTGCAGCATTATCTACACTCATACGCATAAATCCATTCATAAGGCTCTGTGTATCATCCATATTTTCCGCTATACCTACCCCAAAGAATGAGTAAGGATTAACTTCAAAGGGTACAGCATAGTACGGAAGGATAGAAGGAGTAAACGGATTCATTACAAGACGTAGGACTTGACCGTTACATACCCAGATA